CCATACTTATAACTCACGTACTTCCCAGGTAATAGCGATGGGTAACCCAAAATGCCCTCGTCCCGTGGCCCACACAAGGTCTCGATCTTGTTTCCCTGAGGTTGAAAGTTGAACACGTTGGTCATGTAGCAGTCTGCAACCCTGATGCCGGCTTCAGTCAGCAGGTTCTTAAGTAGCCACCCAGTCGGCCCAACAAACGCAGTCCGCTGTCGAGCTTCCTGCTCGCCCCAGGCTTCACCTATGAGCATAATGTTTGTCATTCGTGAAGGCGGGACTGGAGCAGGGGTGTCAGTCTGCCCCAGTCCCTGACGCAACGCAAGGAGGTAGGACTCGCGTTGCGTGTTCGTTATCCTACTGCGGATACTTCAGAGATTTCAGCAAACACGCCAGGACCAGTGCGACTGGGAGTGTGTCGCACTGCTATGTATGCCTGCCGACCAGCGATATTTCCGAATGCCTCTGTGATTGACATCTTGGGATCAACCCCGAGAGCAATCAAGAAGTCGGCATTTCGCCGGGCAGCATTGTCAGTTATGTACAATCTAGTGCTGAGTGTCTTGTCCCGCAAGGGCATCACAGTTCCGTCGGGCTTCTCCAATGCGGCCTTAAGCTCGTCTCGGTTTACGCTGTCTAGTGCTTCGAGAAGCTGGAACGTAATGGTCTTGAACTTGGTTCCCGTCGAAGCCTCGCCATCAACTGCTTGACCGATTGTCATAGCGAGGTACTCACCCGTTGGTACGGGCTTGGGAACCGGGATGTCAGACATTGGCATATCCATGACTGACTGGAAGCTAGGCTTTGCCATGTTCATCTCCTAAATGTCTTCACTTTGGGTTCATGTCGTGACGGTTTGCCTCGAAGAACCTCGAAGAAGTCTGCGAGACCAGTGCCGATAGGATACTCGGGTAGCATCGCAAACGGTGCGGGGTTCTTCAAGTCGATTAGTGCTGTGGGTGTTGTCTGGATTACACGTTTACCTCCTGGTTTGACTGTACATAGAGCGATGGAGTTAAAGTACGCCCCGAGCACTGGGCTCAGCGCCTTCCCAATGGCGTTCGGATAACCCTTCCTGGTGCCATCTTCGTTGTCGACGTAGTTGACGTGAGTGATGACAATAACATTGGTTCTAAACGACTCTGACGTAAGGTTAGCGACACATGTTTCAATGGCTTTTTGAGCATCGAAGTACACTGCTCTTGGATCAAACTGACCTGATCTTCCTCTAGGGACAAGCTGTTCTCGCCAATCATACGCAGCTCTTGCAAAGAGGGTAAGTGAATCGACGACAAGAATTCTGTCTGTTCCCCAATCAGCCGGAGGTCCAAGATCAACCCCAGGCCCGTCTCCGTACTTCCATCGATCAAGCATTTTGAGACCATCCACAAAAGCAGTTGCTGGGCCGTCAATAACCGATCCCGTTGGGCTTGCTTTGTGCTTGTCTCTGAGTGTTCGGTATTCAACATTTTCGATGTCCTCCGGGCATTCGTGTAAGATGAACTGTTTCAGTGGCTCAAGGCCGTTGTCGTAGTCGAGTATGCCGAGCCAGTAACCAGCTTTGACTAGCGAGGCAAGGCACCCGGTTTTACCCGAGCCTGGGTCACCAAGAATTATCATCTTGGTGAATTCATTGGAGTGGTGTTGCTTGAGTGTCGGCATGGTGAATCGGTATCCTTGTTTCTAGGGGCAGCATCATCCCAGGTTTTACGCCGTGTTCGAAGCCACCGATGATGTAAATCCAGATGAACACACCTTGACCCAACTTGAGCCTGAAGGCATCGCGTTTTACTTCGATGACTTCGAACTCACCACAGTGGATAGGAATTAACGCGGTGCCAGTGGGTTCCATGGTTGTACCTGCTCGAACTTTGATTTCAAGAAAACATCACGAACCTGCGGGGACTTGCTACAAACATCACGGAACTCACAGCCACCAAACTGATGACATGATGTGTCGTTCATTACGTCTTCGTGCTGGCGAGGGAGCCAGGTCTTCAAGCCTCCAATCCATTCGTTGAGCTGTTCCTGAGTGCGGTATACTATGCTGCGCTCGAAGTTGGTGCCGTTAACTAAGACTGAAGCCGCGTTAATGATCACGCCCTTAACTGGGGCCTGGAACACAGTTTGACCGGCCAGGGTATAGAGTGTCATCTGATCGTCTGGTGTAAACTGTTTCCAATAATGATCGCCGAAAGACTGGGTTGTTGTCTTGTGATCCATTACAAACAGATCGCCGTTGAATCTGACAACCTTGTCAAGGATACCACACAGGACATAAGGTTGGTCCTGTGTTGGACCCCAATCCAGCTCGAAGTTGAACGTGATCTCAACTGCGGGTTTGCCATCCGATAAGATTAAGGTCTTGGCTGGATCGTCCTTGTGTTTCTCTAGGTACCAGATGACTGATCGGACCAGGGTCTTTCTATTGCGTTTCGGGTCATCCGGGTTCCAGTCCTCGAGCCGCATAGTCAACGCACGTATCACGTCGTACAACGCATCGTCGTGAGAGAAGTTTTCAGCCATCAAGATGTCGTAATCTTGCAAACTGCGGTGATACTCAATGCCGAACCTGAGAGCGACGCGATCAGCTTTTGGTGACCACCCATCGAGCTTGTAGTGACGTAGCCTGCCACAGCGCTTGAGCCTGCCGATACAGGTTGCGTCCCAGGCGAACTGAACACCGTTGACGTACTGACTCGGAATAGGTTCTTCTACCTCTAGGACTGACATCAGAACCTCCGTTTAAAACCAGAGGGTTTAACTACTGGTTCTTGTGCTGACTTCGTGAACATCTCCAATGCGGACATAACGTCGGTGTCGGATTGGTCTTTCTTGGCCTTGGCTTTGACACCCTTATAGTTGGCGAGCTCTTGGCGTTGGTACTCGATCAACATCAGGATTTGACTCTCGGTCAGGTCCGGTATTGCGTCTAGTGCTTCATCTATCTCGTCCATAGTTTTCTCCACGCTGATGAAAATTCAAAGACCCATATCATCATCTTCGTAGCTCTTGATGTAGGTTATGTGCTGGCGGATGACATCGCGGATTTTCTCAGTGTAACCTATCGGGTAACGTTCTTTGAACCACTCAACGTCACGGGAATAGAGGTTCAACGTTACTTTGGTTATTGGTTCCAAAACTACTCTCACGATGCACCAGCCATAGTTGGTCGGATTGTTCGGGCAGAACTATAACCATCGAGTCGAGTTCCGGGTTGCCTGACTCGGCCCGAGCCCGATACAGATGTTGGCGGAGCAGAACCCGGTTGTCGACTGTGATGCACAAGCCGAACTCAGACTTGAGAGCCCTTAGCCAAATATCGTCCAGCATATCAGCATGATCCCCAAGCTCAGTGCAACGATGACAATGGCGGCACGGATTTGACGTTCTTGGGCTTCTTGCATGGCTTTGCCTTCTGCTTGCGTTTGTAGTTGACGTGTGGGTTCTCACGTTGAAGCTGCTCCATCATCTTGTCAATGAGGGCCTCAAGGTGGTTACTCGAACCTGACATTAGAACCTCCGTTTGAACTTTACCTGGATTGGTTGAACTGGGACAGACAGATTCAAACCACCGTCAACAACGACCTTGGCTCTTATTTCGGGCGGTGGCACTGTATAAGGCAAAACGTCGTCTTCTTCGAGCGGAACTATGTTGAACTGCCTTGAATCGACGCGTTCTAGTCTGAGCCACCAGCCGTCCTTAAGCAGACGCTTTCGGATGTTCAGTACGTCGTAGACAGACCGCCCGAACATTGGATGACCATCAGGGTAGACCTTCGTGTTGTCAAGGCGATCAACATATCTTGCGTTGTGCAGGCGTTGTCGAAAGTTCGTTGCGTCGTTCTCGGTTGCGAACTGAATCCGCAAGCCGGTGGGGTATTCCGGACCGATCGCCTTTTCCATTAGGTCATAACAGTCCGTATATGCGATCCTGGAAAGGTTTACTGCCATGTGGTTGACTCCGTTGTGATTTCATACGCCGTATCCTTTGATCGAGTTTGGATGACGTACCTGAGATTGAGGTCCTGGTCTTCTTTTGATAGAAGGTGCTGATCGAGGAAATAGACTACATCCCACTCTTTGCCTTTCGCCTTGTGCCCCGTCGTGAGTGTGATCGTGCCTTGCTGCTTGAAGATGTGCTCGGCGTAACTAACGGCTTGCTCAGTGTTGCTGCCCCATGAGGCGAAGACTTTGAGGCACTCGGCGGTGTCCATGGTTGTGGCGGGAGCGTTGGATGTTTGGAGCTTTTCGTCTCGCCATGCGTCGATTTTGAGTAAGAGTGTTTCTCGATTATCAGTTGGTGCACCGATTCGTTTAAGCAGTTTGACGATCTTACCACTGATGTCACTTCCAACAACTTGCACAGACCTTTTCCCTGACAGCAAGGCAAAGGCTGCTTTAAGCAATGGAGCGTTATTTCTACAAATGATTGCTGCCCCTTCCGGTATGGTAGCTGCATCCAGGTCTGACAGCACTTCGTATTTTCCGCCATCTTTGATCCATTTCATGTTGGGACAACGCCAACGTGCAGCTTCGACTATTGCACGAGGGCACCGAAAATTCACGCTGAGCGGATATTCAACCATGTTGAACTTGGTCTTTATCTTGTCAGCTCCACCTGTCTCAGCACCCCGGAAATAGTAAATTGACTGCCATCTGTCTCCCACCGCAACCACCCGGCTTTCTTTGCAGAGTTTGCCGAGCATCGCATGGTTAGCCGGGTCGAGGTCTTGGTCTTCGTCGATGAGAACAAGGGGAAATCTTGGAAATGTACCCCCGAACAATGCGGACATGTATATTTGATCGTCAAAATCAATGAGCCCAGTGTAAGCAGCTGTGATTGAAGTTTTGAGGGCAGAATCGACGATCGACCA